CCGACCCCGCACTGGTATGATGCTGTCGTGCACCTTCACTGCTTCCTCGAACGTGGACAAGTTGTGGTATATCTCACCCATGGGTGTCCCTCCTGTTGGTGATGTGGAAACCGACAGCACTGTTGTCGGAGTCGTCACCCACGTACTGAGCCCGCAGCTCATGTACAGCACGTTGGTACGACCCCTTCCAGTACTCCCGGTAGTATGCAGACAGCACGAACAACGTGCTGCCAGATGACGCTGCCGCCACGAGGACGAGCAGCGCCACCAGTTGACAGTCGGTCAGGTTCATCAGTTACCTCCAATGTGTTGGTGTGTAGCTGTCAGACGCCGGCTCGGTTGATGGTCGTCTCGATGCCACGCAGCGTCGTCTCGATGTTCTTGACAGCCGTGTCGAGGGTGGCCTTGTCATCAGCATGGACGTACGGATCATCGGCCATGTCTGCCACCGCCATCATGTACTCCCGGATGCAGTAGACCAACCGGGCCACGTTCTTCCGAGTGGCCACCTGACGCAGCACCTCGTCCCTGTCCAGCGGCTCCTCATCAGTGGCAGCGGTCTGCGGCAACACCACATCAGCCATCTGCTCATGACGGTGGATGAAGCCGGCATCCCTGAACGCCTTGCGCAGCACCTCGTACCCCTGCTGCAGTTCCCTGACAGCATCCTCCGCCGACACAGCACCATCCCGAGCATACTGCACAGAGGTAGCCACCGCTGCATCGAGCCGGTCAGCGAAGTCATCCAGCGACTCGTTGTCACGAGGCTTGACCTTGCGAAGGTACTCCACGTTGTTCAGGACGTAGCGGAGGTTGTTGATGATGATGCTCGGTGCCCTGTCGGCAGCTGCCATGGTAGCGGTCGAACCATCGGGGAGAGCCAGCCGTACGGCAGCCAGCCTCTGCTCCAGCTGCTTGTAAGCAGCGGCGAAGCTGTGGGTCTTGGCAGCACGGTCATCGAACACATCCTTGAAGCGCTTGGCATCATACTCCCGCTTCTGCTTCAGCTCCTCGTTCTCTGCCAGCAGCTTGTCGAGGCGGCGCTGCATCTGGACAACCTCGTCCTTGGCCTCCTCCACCTTGCCATACAGCTGCTCGTTCTCCTCGGTGAAGCAGGCGTTGACCTCGTGGATGTTCTCCAGCTCGACCTTGTCCTCCTTGTGCTGCTTCGCCAGCTCTTCGACGCACTCCATGATGGACCTGCGGTAGCCGTCGATGTCGGAGGAGAGCTGCTGTATGTGGGCGACAGATACAAAAACCCCTGCTGTAATCCCCCGACTGACGGTGTTGCGGATGTCGCCAGCCCCATTGTGGATGGACTTGATGGCAGTACGCATCTGGTCGTTGGTATCCTTGGCAGTACGCATCTGGTCGTTGGTGTTGGACATGATAACTCCTTGTTGTGTGATTACAGGTCGAGGGTGGTGTAATAGTCGTCGCCTTCGTTGAACTTGATGCAGACCCTTTCGAATCCACACCGACGAAGGTAGCTGCTCTGGCTGGAGCCGACGTAGTTCCCACGGAAGCCGGGAGTCATCGCTGTAACGACGAACTCGACACCAGTCTTCCAATCGTAGACAGCATCAGCTGCTGTGAGGCAGTGCATGTTGGGCTTGGACTCCACATAGAGCACCGGCTCTGACCTGATGTACTGGTCGAGCTTCTCGAAGCTGTCGAGCTTCACCTCGGTGTTGCTCTTGATGGGGTTACCATGGGTGTCACCAGTCTGGACCATGTAGTCCTCGACACCCTGCAGCTTCTGCCACAGTGCACCACCACTGGTATCAGCAGCGGCGGTAGTATCTCGGGGCTTGGCAAGCATACCACCAAGAGGCTGGTCGGGGATCTTAATGTCCTCATCATCGTCGTCATCAGTGCTGGCTGATGCAGTGGTCGAGGTGTCGCTACCATGCAGCTTCTGCCACAGAGCGCCACCATCTGTATCGTTAGTGTCGTCTGATGTATCAACTTCTGGTGTATCATTAGTGTCGGCTGATGTGTCGTCACCAAACAACCTGTTAAACAGGCCACCAGTAACTGTCTCGTTGTCAACTTCAATGGGTGTACCATAGAGCCTGTCATACAGGCTAACTGGGTTAGTCATATTGCAGCTCCTCTTATGTAGTGGTGTTAAGTAGGGAGATGTTCCCTCGAACTGGCCAGATTGTGCCGGATTTCCCGCCGGATGTCAAGTTCGGGGTGTATATTTAGATAGCTGCTAAGGTATTGATATATAAGGATTGTATGAAACGTTATATCTAGGTATCTAAGTTGGGATAGTTTACTTAGATAGTAGAAGTAGTTATATATCAAGGGGTTACGAGGAAAATCCGCACTATCTATCTATCCATAGGATTTGTAGGGGTGTCGGAATTATGAAGGGGTCTTTTTTGAAAAAGTGGGTATCTAGTCTCGCGGGGGAAGGGTATATAATATATGTAGATAGTATAGATACTATATATATACTGATTTGTTAATTCCCATGTAACATGGGTAACCCCATGGTTTCATTGAGGTTTTTCCAATACGTTATATCTAAAAAGCAAACGCAACGTAAGGTCTCACACCCTTACGTTACTAGATAGTTGCCGGAAATCCACGGATAAACTTAAAAACACTAGCAATATCAATGGCTTACTGAAACTATATGTAAACCGAACAATACTATACACTGTTACGTTTACTGTTACACTCAATACGCAACAACTTACTGTATAGTTTGACGACGTGAGGTGTTACATGCTAGGCGCTACGCGGTAGGCCCCCCTACACTGCCTACCAAGAGTCGCTGCCACAGGCCCCCAACGTATGGCGGAGCGTAGCGGAGCAGGTGGTGCCCTGCCGGGCTGTGGTTCCGCGTGGTGCGGGCAAAGAAAAACCCTCCCAGCTTGCGCCGGGAGGGTGGGGGTCAGCCTGCACGGAGGTGCAGGGCTGTGATCTTGGTGCGGAGCGCTGCGATCTCTCGCTCGAGCTCCCGCATCTTGCGGACCTTGTCCCGCTTGAGCGCGACAAGCCGCAGAGCTTTTTCGTTCACCGTCATGGTGTCCTCCATGTTGGGGAAGGGTGCTCCCCGGCTTGCGCCGGGGAGCGGTGGGCTCAGGACTCTTTGACCCCGTACAGCTGGGTCAAGAGCCGGCGGTTTTCCCGATTAAGCTGGGCGACCAGCTTGGTCAGGCCAAGAGCGACTTTCGCCAGCTCTTGGTATTCCTCGGCCGTGGGGCTCGAGGGCTTCTTGGCTTTCGCCATGGTCGTTCTCCCTTTCTGGGGAAGGTGCTCCCCGGCTTGCGCCGGGGAGCGGTCAGGTCACTCGCCCTTGATCCAGCGGCAACCTTCAGCCATTCCGTGGCGGCCGGTGCCGGCGGCCACGATGCCAGTCCCTCGCGGGATCCGAGTCTCGCGAAAGTCGCGGAACTCAGCAAGCGTGCGCTTGCGGCGGATTTCGGGCGCTTCGGCCCGGAACTCACGATCAAGCTTGGCCTGATCGGTATCAATGAACATGCGAAGCATGGTCACCCTCCAATTTTGGAGAAAAAATCCCAGCCGGACCGGATGCCCGGCTGGGTAGAGTGGAGGGGCGACTTGCGCCGCCCCTCCGTGGACCCTAGAGCACGCGAGGTGCGTTCGGGTTGGCCTTGGTCGTGTGCGCCGCCGCCGTGGCGGTGGTGAACTTCAGCACCGGCGCCGGGAAACGCCTGCGTACTGCGACCAGCTCGACCTTGTCGGCCAGCTTGACGATCTTCAAGAACTGGGCTGCAGTGTACGGCTTGCCGTACTGCCCCTTGGGGCGCCGCAACGACCCAAATTCTTCACCGTCGAGCCAGACGGACCAGCCGTCGACCGGAACCTTGGCGTCAGTCAATTTCTTGACCATCGCGGCCGGATCCTCGGCATTGTGCTTTCCCGCCTTGTGAGACTTGATCCCGTAGATCCCGGAATCAAACTTCGTCTCGGCGACGGACACATTGCCGTCCCACAACTTCGCTGTCATGTCAGCCATGATACAGCCTTTCACATCCCCGTCGGGTTTCCAACAGCAGGGGGCCGGGCCGGTTGCCCGGCTTGCCCTGCCGATGCAGTACGTCTCTGCATCGACCCCTTAATTAGAGCACACTTTACACCAGCGGTCAATTCATGCCGGTTTTCCGGGCTTTCCGGGCTTGGCCTGTAACGTAAGACGGGAGGGGGGAGGGGGGACATGGATTGGCAATTCGACCCCGCCCCCCTAATGTAGGCGAGCGCGGACTTTCGATGCTTGCAAACCTCCCCCCAGTAATGTATAACCCATAATGATAATAAGGAGGCTTTGATGTACAAGAAACCACTGCCAACCGCCGAGCGGCTCCGTTACTTGCTGTCGTACGACCCGGACACAGGCGAGCTTCGCTGGAAGAACCCGACGAGCCACAGATGCTCCAAGGGCCCCATATGCCCCGGGGCGGGGTCTGCCGGGTACAAGCATGTAACCGTCGACAAGGTCACGTATCTGCAGCACCGCATCATATGGACCATGCAGACCGGGGCTCCGCCCCCCGATGAATTGGTGGTCGACCACATAGACGAGGACCCCAGCAACAACAGGTGGAGCAACCTGCGGCTTGTAACGCTGTCGCACAACGTGTCCCGCAGCAGCAAGCACACGCACGACCCTGTTACGTTGCAGTTGTCACCCACTGCATGGAAGGTGTGGGTGGGCAGGCACTATGTGGGCACCTTCGCTACAGAGGCAGAGGCCCGTGAGGCGGATCCCCGCAAGACCGTTGATCGGCGCTTCAACGCAACACCCGTGGTCCGTGCCCGGCGTGCCAAGTCCAAATCGGGCTGGGAGGCGCGGGTCAGTGTGAACGGTAAGCGTGTACATCTGGGGACGTTCCCTACCAAGGAGCAGGCTCTGGATGCTCTTGCACACTTACCGCCCCGCTAGTACATTCCTCCCATGCACACTCAGCTGAACACCCCCATGACCACCACCAAGTGGACCAACCGCGTAGCGTTCGACATCGCACTGGCCCTCGAGGGGAGTGGGGAGACCGTGGACGAGATCAGGGACAGGTACGGCATCACCACTGCCGACATCCTGTCGTACAACTCCGACCCGGTGTTCCTCCGGCAGGTAGACGACTATCGTGCCGACATCCGCGACAACGGCGTGACCTTCCGCATGAAGGCCCGGGCCCAAGCGGAAGAGCTTCTGACAACTTCTTGGGGTTTGATCCACGACACGAACGTGTCCGCCGCAGTGAAGGCCGACCTCATCAAGAGCACCGTCAAGTGGGCCGGCCTCGAGGCACGCAACGACGACGACAACGGCCTCGCGGCAGGTGGGGTCAAGATCAACATCAACTTCGGAGACGAAGCCAAGACCATGACAGTCACATCACGCGAAGGAGATGAGGCCAAGACCATTGAACACTCCCCCTGAGTTCGACATGGTGTACAGGGGGATGCCCGCTCGTTTGTTCCTGTCCAGCGCCGAGTGCAAACGCGTGCAGGCACAGCTTGCGAGGGACGGGTGGTCCTACACGACGATCATAGCGCCCCCTAGGGGGACGACCCACAGACGCCCCAAGGCAGTGCCCAGACGCATCATCGTCGGCCTGTTGGGGGAACCGGGAGACAAGACATGAACGACACTGTCGTAGGCATTCATGGTGGACCTGTGGACCTGCCGCAGCAGGAAGGCACACCCAGCGAGCCCGTCGTCAAGTTCCTCAAGCAGCTGCTGGAGCGGGCGGAGTCCGGAGAGGTGGTCGCCGTCTTCGGCGGCTATACGGACGACGAGGGGCTGGGGTCCTTCGTGGTGGGTGGAGGACAGAGCGTCTACAGCATGGTAGGGGCCATGCAGGCAACCCAGTGGGCCATGCTCAACGATGTCATTACAGATTAACTACACGCCCCCTCCGACGGGGCGGAAATTCATGGAGTCCGATGCACGGATGCGCACGCTCCGTGGTCCCGTCGGTTCGGGCAAGTCCGTCACCTGCTGCTTCGAGATCGTGCGCAGGGCTTCCTTGCAGGCCCCTGACGCTACCGGCAAGCGCAGGACGCGGGCTGCTGTCGTCCGCGAGACGGCCCGGCAGCTGATGGACACCACCATCAAGACCTTCCTCGACTGGTTCCCGCCGGGGCCCTGCGGCAGGTACATGCGCACAACGAAGACATACTTCTTTGCCGTTGGTGACGTGGAGTGCGAGATCATGTTCCGCGCCCTCGATGACGCGGACGACGTGGCCAACCTCAACTCGCTGGAGCTGACGTTCGCGTGGTTCAACGAGTGCCGTGACATCCACCCCGAGATCGTGGACGCCATGTCCAAGCGCATCGGGCGGTTCCCGTCATCCAAGGATGGGGGCCCCACGTGGTTCGGGATGTGGGGGGATACCAACCCGCCTACCATG